CTGGTCCTCCTGGTATCGGCAAAACTACAGTCGCAAAAGCACTCTGTAATGAATTGGGGGTAGATGTTTATGTCATCAATGGATCCGACGAGGGTAGATTCCTCGATACTGTCAGAAACAATGCGAAAAACTTCGCTTCGACCGTATCGCTTTCGTCAGATGCTAAACACAAAGTCGTCATCATTGATGAGGCAGATAACACAGGAAACGACGTACAACTCCTCCTACGGGCGTTTATTGAGGAGTTTGCTGGCAACTGCCGATTCATCTTCACCTGCAACTACAAAAACAAAATCATCGAACCCCTCCACTCCCGATGTGCCGTTATTGACTTCTCCATCAAAGGGAAAGAAAAAACCGCATTGGCAGGATCCTTCTTCAAGCGTCTACAAAACATCTTGGATGCGGAAGGCGTCGAATTCGATCAAAGAGTACTTGCAGAACTTATCAATAAGCACTTCCCCGATTGGCGACGAGTCCTCAACGAGTGTCAACGGTACAGTGTGGGGGGCAAAATTGACTCAGGAATTCTTGCTGCTTTCTCGGACATCGCTGTAAATGATCTCCTTCAAAACCTTAAAGAAAAGAACTTCCCTGAAGTTCGGAAGTGGGTGGTGGCTAATATGGACAATGATACTACTGTATTGTTGCGCCGTATTTATGATGCTCTTTACAGCGCCCTTGAAAACAATAGTATTCCTGCTGCTGTGCTTGTGCTTGCTAAGTATCAGTATCAGAGTGCTTTCGTAGCAGACCAAGAAATAAATATGCTTGCCTGCCTAACTGAAGTAATGGTTGAATGTGAATTCAAATGAAAAACAAGAAACTTAAAGCACTGATACAAAAACCATTGAGGTTTCATCATCAAGATATTCACGAAGAACTTGATGAACTGAAAAAGCAACATCAAGTCAAGTCCAAGTGGTATTATATCTTTTGGGGTGCTTGTGCTGTTGCCGTTGTCGGTGGACAAATTTATGTTGGGACTGGATATCGTGAGATGGCAGAAGCAACTAGAGATACTCAAATTGTTGTGAGGTGTGTAAATGGGTCTGCTCAAAATTAATAAGGCATCTTTATATGATGTCCCAGTAAAAACAACTCCTGAAAATGTGAAAGAAGCAAATGAAGGTCTCTTTCGTGCTAAAATGACTGTTCCTGCTGCCGCAAAGCATTGTGGTATGACGCAGAAAGAAATGAAACTCACTTTTAGAGAGTATTTGAAGTATCATCCTATTGATTATGACCAGTCTAAAGAGTCTTAAAACTGCCTTAAGGTATCCTGGTGGTAAGTCCCGTGCTTGCGTCAAGATGGACCCCTACTTTCCAGACCTTCGTAACTACGATGAGTTCCGCGAACCATTTCTTGGTGGTGGAAGCGTTGCGATTTATGTCACTAAAAAATATCCCAACCTAGATATTTGGGTAAATGATTTATATGAACCTCTTGTAAACTTCTGGCAGCAACTCCAGATTTTTGGAATTGATATTAAGGATAAACTGGTAGATCTTAAGACTACAAATAATACTCCAGAACTAGCAAAAGATCTCTTTCTTAAAGCAAAGGAGCAAATCAATGACCAAAGTTTGCCTAGCATTGATCGTGCTGTGGCTTTCTATATTGTCAATAAGTGTAGTTTCAGTGGTCTCACGGAGAGTTCATCATTTTCACAACAAGCTTCCCAAAACAACTTCAGTCTGCGAGGGATCGAAAAACTGCCTGCGTATTCTAAACTGATTGAGCATTGGCGTATAACTAACTATTCCTACGACTATTTGTTGGATGGAAATATGGGTGCTTTTGTGTATCTCGATCCTCCTTATGATATTAAGGATAATCTCTATGGGCGTAAGGGATCAATGCACAAAGGATTTGATCACGATAAGTTTGCTGCTGATTGTGATGCTTGTTATATGCATCAACTAATAAGTTATAATTCTGATCAACTGGTTAAAGATCGCTTTAAGAACTGGAAGACGGGTGAGTTTGATCTGACTTATACGATGCGTTCGGTTGGTGAATATATGAGAGAGCAAAAAGAAAGAAAAGAACTTTTACTGTTTAATTATAATAAAAATTTGTTATGGAATTGAAGGACTGGTTAAACTCGATCAATCAGACGAAGCAGCATCTGATTGACGAAGACCCTTCACTTGAGAAGGAATATGCACCTTATATTATCAATCGCTGCCTCTCAGGGCACATTGATTGTATTATGTTTGCAAATGAGATGAATCGATATCATTTCCTCCCAAAGAAGTTGCAGTATGACTTTTTTATAAATAGTCTGAGGAAAAAGAAGAGATTTTCTCCCTGGCTCCGACAAGATAAAATCAAAGACCTTGATTATGTTAAACGTTACTATGGTTTTAGTAATGAAAAGGCAAAACAATCTTTGAGGATTCTTACTAAAGAACAACTTAATTTTATAAAATCGAAATTTGAAACTGGAGGAACAAAATGAGTGTCGTTCAAGAACCTGAAGTGAAGTGGACGCCCGATCAAATGGTGGAAGTCATTCTGAATGAACCAGATGACTTTTTGAAAGTTCGTGAGACTTTGACCCGAATCGGAGTTGCTTCAAGAAAGGAAAAAAAAATCTATCAGTCTTGTCATATTCTACACAAGCAAGGTAGATATTATCTCGTTCACTTTAAGGAATTGTTTGCTCTGGATGGCAAACACGCTAACCTAACTGTGAATGATGTTCAGCGCCGCAATCGTATCGCCCAACTTCTTGCTGATTGGGGTCTGATTGAGATTGTAGATGTCAAAAAGATTCAAGACATCGCCCCTTTGAATCAAATCAAAGTTCTTGCTTATAAGGATAAGGGGGACTGGATTCTGGAAACCAAGTATAATATTGGTGCTAAAAAGAAAAAGGTAGAGGATGCCGAATGAAAAAGAGCGGGTCTCACGACCCGCTTTTTTGTAAGAAGTCTTATAATTATATACGGATGCCGTAAGGGTCCACAAAACACAAACTCGCTTTTAAAGGAGCTACCATAATGACCAACCTCACAAGGTATACTGCTGCGGATCTTCCTGCTCTGATGGAAAGAATCACCCGCAATAGTATTGGAATGGATGAATATTTTGACCGTCTATTTAATCTTCATGAAACCACAACGAATTACCCCCCATATAATCTGGTTCAAATAAATAATGTTGAATCCCATTTGGAACTCGCATTAGCAGGATTCAAGAGAGGAGAGGTCAATGTTTTCACAGAGTATGGAAAACTTTTTGTCGAAGGGCAAAAAGCAGATGCCGAATCGGATAGGACGTTTATCCACAAGGGAGTGGCTAGCAGAAGTTTTAAACGAGCGTGGACTTTATCCGACGACACAGAAGTCCGTGAAGTCACATTTGAAGACGGACTTCTACGGATCGTACTTGGGAAAATAGTACCGGAGCATCATGCCCGTAAGGACTATCTCTAAATAAAAATAAAAATGAAATCCTTCCACCAATTTCTTAATGAAATAAAAACTATTTCATATCCAGCAGCAAAACCACATAAAGTTTATATGAAAGGAAAAACTCAAAAAGTTTCTTCTGGTAGGGCAGTCCCAATAAATCCTGGAAGTGGTGCTGGTGATGGTGGAAATGGTAATGGCGACTAAATACAATTGAATATCGTCGGCGCTATGCCATAGGGAGGTAACTGGCAAAATCCAGTTGACACCTCCCATTTTTTTGAGTATAATACCTTGAAGGAAGAAGATAAAAATGTCAATCAAACTTGCGCTATTGAAGTCCGGCGAAACAATTATTTCTGATATTAAAGAAATTGTTTCTGATGAAAAACCTTGTGGATATATTTTCAATAAACCTCACAAGGTTCTTACAGAAAGGTCTATCCTTTTAACTGAAGAGGTAGACTATGATGCTAAAATCGAAGTATCTTTATCATCATGGATTCTTTTAACACAAGATGACCAAATTTTAGTTCCGTTAGATTGGGTTGTTACTATCGTTGAGCCACTCAATTCAGTTAAAGATCTTTATGAGGAAAGAGTAAATGGACAAAACAGTTAAGTGTCTTTTGTTGAAAGTTGATAATGTAATTGTTACTGAGATTATCGAAGTTGGTTCTGAATTAGGAGAGCCTGATTGTAAACTCATTAATCCTTTCCGCATTGACGCCGAAGGAAATCTTACTCCTTGGCCTGATGTAACTGATCAGAGAGAAATGATGATTCATTCGGACAGTATCCTTACCATTGTGGATCCAAAAGAAGAAATTGTTGAAAAGTATCTTGAATTAACCGCCTGATGTCGCTTCGATTTTATACAAACGTGCAGATGGTCGGGGATCACTTCTTGGTCCGTGGTTATGAAAATGGAAAACATTTCATGACTCGGGAGAAGTTTAACCCGACTCTTTTTGTCCCTTCTCAAAAGAAAACTAAATATCAGACTCTGAATGGAGAATATGTTGAATCGGTTCAACCTGGTTCTGTTCGCGA